ACCTGTTTAGCTAGAGCGTAACCAGCGTCGTCAGTGTAGAACTTACGAAGTGAAGCAAGAGCCTGTACTTCAGTGATGTCTTCGATTAGACGTGAGTATTCGTAGTGTTTGTTGATAGAGATAACAACTTCAGACTCAGTAGCAGCCTGTAGAGTTACCTGAGTAGATGCAGCTTTAGCAGAAGCAGAACCACGAGTAGGCTTAGGAATACGGATAGTATCGCCTTTCTTGCCTTTCATTGGCATTTTGCTTACGTTGTTAGCAAGTACTAGAGAGTTTTTGTACGCAGCTACGATTTCGTCAGACCATAGTTCTGGGATAAAAGTTGCTGCAGTTGTGTTAGTTACATGATTTGAGCCAAGAGCCATTTTAATATACCTTCAATAGTGTTAGTTATTTGACCCGACCTTCTGAGTAAGCAAGAGTAATCTCATCTGCTAACTCCAAGTATCGTGATGGGTCGTTTTGCATTAAGTTGATAATGTCAGCACGACGATATATTTTACGAGAACGTCCTTCACCGCCACCTTTGCCACCGCCAGTAGCTGCAGCTTTACGTTGACGTTTAATTTCTTTCTCTTCAACTTCTTTAGTCTGATTCACAATTCGCTGACGCTCCTTCCACGTAGATAGCAACTCATCGGCTGCATCAAAATCATACGCTTTGTCCGCACGAGCAAACAGTTCAGACCTCACCTTAGATGACTGTATCCACTGAGCAAACTCAGGGTTGCCTACAATCTGACCAAAGTCAGGATGTTTAGCTGCAATAGCTTGATGCACTGACTGTTGGTGCATGGTTGATGCCATTTGTTCAGCAGCCTTAATCTTAGGATGCTTAGCAATAACACTTTCCATTGCTTTCTTAGGATCTTCGAAGAAGTCTATATCGTCTTCTTCCGTGGGCTTTGCAGTAGTATTAGTCTGTGAAATTATAAAGTTGTCTACTAGCTTACGTAGTTCGCCAACCTCAGAACTCTGACGACCTAGAAGCTTCTCAGCCTCTTGGTGCATACGGATGATTTCTTTAGGAGACTTACCCTTGTATTTCTCAGGGGTATCATCTTCTTCTTCTTCAACCGTGTCTTCTACTTCTGGTTGTTCCTCTTCAGGTTGACCTTCTTCAGGTTCGTCAAAGGATGCGTATTCTTCGTCCTGCTGTAGTTCTTCATCTTGAACTTCGTTCAGAATCTCTGCCATTATAAACTCCGTACTGATAACAGTATTGTGGATAAAATTAAAAGAGGCTTATGCCCAACGCAATAAGGTTACTCTTCTGTTTCTTCTTCTTCGTTTGCTTGGTTGTATGCAGCTTCTACTGATACTTCCCAATTAAGAAGTTTGTCCATTACAGCAAGCTGTCCTTGAACAAATTTAAGTGTAGGTTCATCTGCAACGTTACGCACGTTAAAGACCTCTGCACTTTCTTTGACGTCTGCTAAGAATTGTTTCCAACCATCAGTCATAAACAAATCAAAGTAGGCATCGTAATATTTTTGCAATTCAGGAGTCATTGACTTTATCCCCAAGTTATGTTAATAGTGTGTGTAGCCTAGCATACTTTTGAGTATTTGTCAAGCTTTTTCTTCAACTTTTTTCACATTTCTTTGAGAAGCTGGCTTCTTAGCCAACTCCTCCAGTGCAGTGATACGTTTATCAACGTGCATCAATACTTCGTTCAATGCTTTAACTACATCCTGTAAGTCTTTCTGTGTAACCATTACTTGTTTCTATCCTTCATCATAGCCATACGCATTTGATTATTCATAGCTGCTTTCTTAGCATCTAAGTCTTTTTCTTTAAGCATAAGTTCTGCGATCTTAGCACGACGCTCAAACTCTTTATCATCTGCTGTACCAGCTTTCAAATTGTTTGACAGTGCTACAGTCATCTTAGCCTGCGCTTCCATTGGTAGAAGTTCAGTCTCAACTTGATTCTGCTGAATACGTGATTGAATTTCTGCAGTCTGTGCATTGATGTAATCAAGTGTTGCCTGCTCTTTAGCCATAGCTAGTTGCATTTGTTGCATCTGCATTTGCTGTGCTTGTGGATTAGGCTGACTAGCTTGCTTCAATGTAGCCAATAGTTCTTCACGGTTAGACAGAGACATGTTATCAACAATAGATTCTACTAGTGCTGGGTATAGAGGACTCTGTGGTGACATAGTTTGTAGCAACTGTACAAGCTGAGTCACTTCATACTCACGTGCAATTACACCTAGCGTTGATGCAGCACAGAACTTGTAATCATTAACTGGGTATAGCTCTGGGTTAAACTGCATGTAACGCCATGCTGCTTTACTCACGAAAGGAACAAGGAAGCTGTCTTGGAAGTTAAGCAGTGTACGTTTATGACGCTTGATGATTGCACCAAGAGACATGCTGATACCTGCTGCTGTAGCTTCAGAACCAGCAAATGATGGTAGTCCTGCTGTGTCAATAGCACCTGTAGCCTGCTGAACCATCTGCTGTAGTGCTGCAGACTGGTTAAATGTGTTAGGGTCTAGGTTGCCAAACTTGAATGGCTGTAGAATCTCTGCTGGATTACCGTTAGTAAGCAGTGTTTTTCCTGGTCTTACTTCCATCTTAGCACCACGTGGTAGACGTGAAGCATCAACAGCCATCATTGGATGTACTGTAAGTGCTAGAGCATCAATACGAGCACGTAGTTCTGTGTCAAGAGCTTTCTGAGAGTTGTAACCCTTCTCACATACACCGCGACCCCAGAAGCGAGACGGTACGTTGTCCCAAGCAAACGCTACAACAGGGCGATCCTGCATCATGTATGGGTTAGCTTCTAGTTTTAGTAGCTGTGATTCGTTAGCAATGACAACAATTACTTCAATGTATGCGCCCTGAGCCATGTCTTCTTCATCTTCTTCAGACATAACTTCGCCATACAACTCTTCGTTGTACAGATCAACAGGTACTTTACCGTAATATGTAGTTAGACGTACTTTATCATCAGTAGTTGATGTATCTTCTGGGTCAAAAGCAATGTCATCAGTGTCTTCTGCGTCTTGCAGGTCTACATCAAAGTAAATACCGTTAGCTATACCTTCTTCAACGATGTGTCTAGGTACAAATTTATCAATTGCTACGCCTAAAGCTTCTTCAATGTTAGTTGCAATAGGGTCAATAAGAAAGTTCTGCGGTAATACAGGCACTAGTTTAGTGATAAAACGGCTACGTTCCTCGACACCAATGGCACGCATAGCACCGTCCATAGCAGGACGTGTAGCTGGAACAAGCTCAGTGACCTCTTCAACTACCAATTCACCAATACCAGTACCAAAGATAGCAGCATTAAGGATACATTCTGCTACAGACTTACGTGCTTTAACGTAATTCATGTCTTCTGTTAGCTGATTACGTAGCATAACTACGTCTTGATCCTGTCCTGCCATCTTATCAGCATAGTCATCACGGATGTCAAACCAACGTCCACGACCAAAAGTAGCTTCTTCTACTTCTGCTACGCTTGATTCTACTGCCTGCTGTAGTGCAGGAGAGATAAGGCGTGAACGTTCGCTGTTACGCATCTTATCTTCAGCACTCCAGATGCCACGCCATAGGCGGTAATACTCTTCGTGGTTCTGACGATATACATCATCATAGTGATCACGCCAGTCTTCACACTTAGTCATTACCCATGCGGTGAGGTTGTCACCAAACTTTTCTGAAATATCGTCCATTGTTGTATTCCTAATAACCTGTTACTGGGTCAAGAGCTTCCCAGTCATCTTCTTCATATTCATAGTTGTAGCATACCTTAGCCATCTGGTCTATGTATGCCAGCGAGTCCACAAGGTCATCGTGGGTTAGTGCATTTGGAAACTGAAACAGTTGATCAAGAAACTCAGCATTCCATTCTCCTTTGTTCAGTTTTATATTGCCGTGTTCAAAGCGACCTTGCAATGCCCACACAATCCTGTCTGTTTTCTTTTGGTTGCCATGCGTTAACTCTTCAACTCGGAAGAACTTACTTCTACGTTTCATCATATCAGTAAGCGGAGACATTACTGCCTGCTTAGCAATACCACGTTCTATACCTACAGCAACAGGTTGATACTTAGTCACAGCATTAAATATCTTCTCTGCTGTTTTATCTAACGTCCAACGACCATAGATGATTTCATCAACCCACCATCCGTCTGATCCTACTTTAACAACTGAGATGGCAGTGTTGTCAAGACGTTTGTTCTTCTTAGAAGTTGAACTCTCATCAATAAAGCCAGCCAAGTCAATTGCAATGTAGTAGTCACCATCTTCAGGTTCTTCTTCATCAAACTCTACCCACTCTTCTTTAAAGATTTCTGAGCCTTGTGCCTCGAATGAAGCCATGAACTCTTGCTTGAATGCAAACGATGACATTGACTTCTTAGCCATGTCAATTTCTTCTGGGTCTAGTAGTTCATTATCATATGACGTGAAGTGCCATGCTTTGTACGTAGGATCATCAGCTGTCATACCATACATGTACAAGTCGTAGAAGTGGTTACGACCCATAGGTGTACCGATAAACAATGCTCCACCCTTCTGGTCAGCTAGAGCAGGACGAAGGATTTGTTCCCATACAGACGGTTTCATGTCTGCATATTCATCCATCACCAAGTACTTGAGGGACACACCACGCATTGTCTCTGGACGGTCAGCACCTTTAAGGCTAATCGTAGCACCATTAATCAATGTGATTTGTAGGTTGTTGATGTGAGCATTCTTAATGACTTCATGACCAAGTTCTAGCAGGGTAGACCACATGATGTCACGTGCCTGACCTTGCGTAGGAGCTACATAAAATACATGACCACGCTGAACTTG